TATGAAAAACTTGTTCCACTTTTAATTGAAGCGATTAAAGAATTGAATGATAAGGTTTCTTCTCTTGAAGATAAACTAAATAACTAGAAAAGCATCCTGAGATGGCGAATTATAACAAGCAGTTTAATTTTCGTAATGGAGTTCAAGTTGATGATGATAATTTAGTAGTAACTCCTACAGGTTTGGTCGGAATTGGAACAACAATTCCGACTGAAATACTTGACGTTGATGGAAACACTGTAATTAGTGGTTTTGCCACAGCATCTCAGTTAAGAGGACAAACTTTAGTTGTTTCTGGAAAAGCAACTATCGGTGAAATAGAACTAGGGACGAGCAGTAACATTGTTGGTAGTGGTGTAAGTATTGGTGCTGGTATTATTACTGCATCAGAACCCACAGGCATTGTTACTTTCTTTGGGGATGCAAGATATCTTCAAGGTATGCCAACATCTCAGTGGATTGATACTGATGTGGGATTAGGATATACAAGTATATTTTCTGCTGGAAATGTTGGTGTAGGAACGACTGATCCAAGACACTCATTACAAATTGGTGGTAACTCTGATGTTAATAATTTTGTAAATGGTGTTGGCATCGATTCAACAACTGGAAACATTCAAACACCAACAGGTGTAGTAACAGCGTTTAAATTTGATGGTGATGGTTCGGCATTGACATCCATCAATGCAGATCAAATTACTTCTGGAACCATCTCTAATGATAGAATTCCATTATTACTAACTTCAAAGATACCAGATAATATTGATTCATCAGGTATCATAACTGCAACTTCATTTAGTGGGACCGATTTAACAGTAACTTCAATTGATGTAACTGATATATCAGCAACAGGAATTGTTACTGCTCTATCGTTTGTTGGTGATATTACTGGAAATGTTACTGGAAACGTTACAGGAATTGCATCCACTGCACTAAGTCTTGCTGGAACTCCTGACATTATTGTTGGAGTAATAACTGCTTCAACAGTTTCTGTATCAACAGTTTCTGCATCAACAGTTTCTGCATCAACTCTTACTGGTGATGTAACTGGAAATCTTACAGGCACTGCTACGACAGCAACAGCATTAACATCTGATGCAAAGGTTGATATTGATGATATTTCAGCAGGAATCGCTACTTTTACAACTACTAAAATTAACTTCAGTTTAGGAATTGGCACTGTGCCATCCAATGGAAATATAACTGTTGGAGTAACAACTTCAGGTATTGGTGCTGATATTTTAATAGACAGATTCGCTGGTATCAATACCACCGATAGTCCTGCTGCAAGTCTTAGATTACTCTCGGACAAAGAAGAATCAGTTATTACTATTGGATCATCTACAGCAATTTTAGATAGTAACGCACAAATTAGATATGGAAATAGAAATACTAATATAACTTATAGCACAGAAGATTCTCTTGATTTTATTAACTATGGTGATGGAAACATCAATTATTATCTACAATCTGGTGCTCCTGGAATAGGAACTGGTGATTTCCATTGGCATAACAATAACAGTGTAATGATGTCCCTCACATATGGGGGAAATCTGGGATTAGGCATTACTAATCCATCACAAAGATTGAATGTTCAGGGAATATCAACATTTAGTGATGATGCTTTCTTTAGTAGTGATGTCTCTATTAGTGGGAATTTAACTATATCATCATTGAGTGTATCTTCAGTCAACGCCAATTTATTTGGTAATGTAACTGGAGATGTTGTATCTTCAGGAATATCTACATTTAATGATGTTTCAATAGGTAATACTGCATTTGTAGAATCACAAGCAATAGTTGGAACTGGAATTACAGTTCCTTCACATATACCATTTGCCGTTAATCCTGGTGAAGGACAATTCTTTGTTGATGATACCAGTAGTGTTGGAATTGGCACAAATATTATTGGGGATGAATTTGTTCTTGATGTATATGGTGGTATCTCTGGAACACAAGTTTCCGTTGGCACAACTATTCCACAATCATCAGTAGATTTTGCAAACGCTGGTATTGGAACCAATACTGGATTTATGATTCCTCCAAAAGTTTCTGATGCAGAAAGAGTTGGATTAGCAACAGTAACTGGTGCCTTCATTTACAACACAACATCTAATAAATTACAAGTTTATACAGGTTCTTCCTGGGAAACAATTACTAGCGCATAACCCATGATTAACAAAAATACTGGAGATACGATTAGTTTCACAGATATAAAAAATGAGTTTGGTATGCCACCAGGTAAAAATTTAGGTGCCTACCGTATGAGTGTGAATGTTGGTGGTTTGAGTAATTTAGCACTTGATAATGTTGATGATACAGGTCAAACACATAGACCTCCAACATCAAATTTTCCACAATCTGGAACAATAAAATTTAGTGATTTTTATCAGAAAAAGTTAAATGTAGTTGTTGATTATTATAGTGGAGGACCTGAAGTAGAAACTAGTAACAATGTAACTATTAGGACTGGATATAAGCAATATAAAGCAGGAAAAGTTAAGGTTTTAGGATTTAAGTCCCCACCATCAAATACCAGTGGGACTAAAATCATTATGCATATTAACAAAAGACTTTCAAGAAGTAGATCGGGAGAAGAAGCCAATTCAAAAATTACATTGAGAACTGGTGGCGCATGGGAAAGTGGCACAGATCTTCGTGTTGATGTTGGGTCTGAAGGAAGAATTTTTGGTGCTGGTGGTAAAGGAGGAAGAGGTGGAAAAGTACATATGGATGGAAAACCCGGAAAAGACGGCACTTCAGCATTAGGAATGGCATTTTCTGGTGATGTTCACGTTCATCCTGGCGGTAAAATCATAGGCGGCGGAGGCGGCGGAGGCGGCGGTGGTGGTGCCGGACAAAAAGATACCGGTCATCCATGGCGAAGAGCTGGTGGCGGCGGCGGTGGCGGCGGTCAAGGTGTCGATATTGGATTAGGAGTTGTAGGTGGATATGAAAGTGAAACCAATGGAGGTCAAACATCCCAAGAAGGTAGATTCGACCGAGGGAGACCTGGTGAAAATGGTAACTCTGAACAGGGTGGTACTGGTGGTAATGGTGGAAATAATGATGGGGAAGCAAGAGGTGGAAAGGGTGGTGCCGGTTTTGGCGCTATAGTTAGTATGCAGAACAATGATGGTGAGAAAGGGTTCAAAGGTAGCAGCAATCAAGAAGAATTCACCAAAGGAGGTGCTGGTGGAAAAGGTGGCAGTTCTGTTAGAAGAAAAAATAGTGGTGTCTCATTTAATGTTTATAATGGAGGATTAATGGTTGGTAATTGGACAAATAGCAGCAGTAATCAGGGATTTAGTTGATAATAATAAATACTTGAAATCTTCACTATATTATGATAACAGATCATATTATCAGGTATGAGAGTGTATTTGATAAAAAAGAACTTGAGGTAATAATCGATAGAATTGATTACTTAGAGGAATCTAGTTGGTTATTTCACAATAAAGATTCACTTCATTTACACGATCATAGAGAAATAAATCTATCACAAAATTTAGAATTATATCTATCATCTAGTGATAGAACAGTCTCTCTTATACTTCCAAAATTGCAACCCTGTATAGACGATTATATAGAAAATTTTAGTGTATTAAGTAATAACAAATTTTTGTTCTATGATTGTAAGTTGAAAAAGATTCTTGAGGGTGGAGGTTTTCATAATTGGCATTATGAAAGTTCAAGTTTGATGACCTCTGCTAGATCCTTTGTAGTTCAAGTCTATCTAAATGACAATTTTGAGTATGGGGAAACTGAATTTTTATATCAAGGAAAACGAGAAAAACCAGTTGCTGGTGATGTATTAGTATTCCCAGCATCTTTTACACATACACACAGAGGCAATCCTCCCATAGGTGGAACAAAATACTTGGCAACCACATGGGCGATGTTACAAGGAAGCACAGATGATGAGTATTGATTATGGAAACATTAGAAGTTACAAAATTTGAAGGTCCATTCCCACATTTAATTGTTGAAGATTTTTATAATAAAGAAGAACTAGATCTTATCTGGGAAGAGTTAAACTATTATACAAAACCAGGAAAACTATTACCTGCAGAAAAATTTGGTGGAATAGTTGGATACACAAATTCTAATGCTTTAGCACTAGATGATGTATATGGAAATGGTTCAGTTGATGATAATTATAGATCATTATCAAATATATTAACGGTAAATCGAAAGTTATTTGATTGTGGTGTCCTGGATATTTTTGCTGATACTCATCCGTGTTGTGGTATCTCTACTGAGACAAATTATGATATCACAAAAGTGAGATATTATCACAATGGCGAATATTATAAACCACACATTGATAGGTCAATGCACTTTTTAGCATTTTCCTATTTCTATAAAGAACCTAAAAACTTTCAAGGTGGTGAACTTCAATTCCCACAATATGATTATGAACTAGATTGTATGAATAATTCTACCATAATCTTCCCTGGATGGGTAGAACATGGAGTAAAAGAAGTAAAGATAGAGGATTCTGAATACTATGATGGTGGTGGTCGATACTGTATTTCAAGTTTTTTCGGTTGTAAAATCCGCGACACTTGACAAAATCTAAGAATATAAGTAGAATTGGTTTGTTGCCTTTGAAGAGATGAAAGCTTTAGATTTATTTCCTGTATCAATATATCAATCACAAGTAGAAGAAGATGAATCTACTTGGTTAAAAGATAGAGTTCTAGATGATATTTTAGAGCAGTCTAACAATGTGGAGATTCCAGAGAATTGGGCTACTAATAATATCAAAACATCTTGGGGAACTACGAATCAAGTTTTTGTAGACCATGAAAACTCTTTTGATCCAATTTTTTCTAAGTACCTATTATCGCAATTTGATAGAAGATTTGTTTTTACACTTAGTGGTGAATTGTGGTTTAATTATTACCCAGAGGGTGCTTGGCAAGAACTTCACGATCACATTCCTTCAGCAGATGTAAAATCACATTTTTCATGTATTTACTACCTATCTTATGATGAAGAAGTTCATACTCCAGCACAATTTTATGATCCTGTAGCACAATTAAGACCTCATAGTGTATCACTCAATGGTGTTGAGGATTTTTATAGTCCTAAAGTAAAAGAAGGAACATTCTTGATGTTCCCGACTTATCTTCAGCATAGAGTAAAACCACAAAAGGCATCAGATACTCCAAGAGTCACAATATCTTTCAATGTGACTGTTGATGATGCTTGAAATTTTTGATAATTTTTTATCTGTAGATGATGTTTTTCGCGTACTAGATTATTGTGTCGAGGCATCATATAATTATGGTGAGTTTGATAGTCCTGAGGATCTTCCCACAGGTATGACTCATAACATTGAAAAAAATAGTGAAATATATGAATTATTTCATACTAAGACAAAACATCTTGTAGATGATTTTGTTCTGAATAGAATGTATATTAACTGTTTTGCTTCGAGTGAAAATCCACATTTTCATGTTGATGGTATGGATGGAATAACTTTTATCTATTACGCAAATGATGAGTGGAATTTAGAGATGGGTGGCGAAACTCAATTTTATATTGATGAGGAGATAAAAGGAGTTTTACCATATCCAAACAGAATGATAATGTTTGATTCGGACATTATACATCGTGCTACAACATTCAGAGAGGGACACCGATTCACGTTAGCAATTAAATACGGTCCAGTTCAGTAACTGGTTATGGGGTCATACAGACCCCTTTTTCATGCTATACTGACTTCAGTTCAAACGATCTTAGTGCCCCTCACCCTTCGCCCACACCAGCACACTGCCGTCAAAGCAATGCTGGAGCATGACAAAGGACAGATCATCATTCCTACAGGTGGTGGTAAAACCATCTGCATGATTGAGGATGCCAAGCAACAGTTTGATCGTGAGGGATCAACAACCATCGTTGTGGTTGCTCCTCGTATTCTGCTTGCAGAACAACTATGTTCCGAGTTCCTAGAGATCATTACTGATCCTATGGTTCGTGTTCTTCACGTTCATAGTGGAGATACTAAGCACGAATCTACAACCAAACCAGCACACATTTATGACTGGGCGGTACAAACTTGGAAGCGTAATCGTATTATCTTTACCACCTATCACTCCCTGCATCGTATTCAGGAATCTGGTATTCATGTTGATACGATTTATTTTGATGAGGCACACAATTCAGTAAAGCGTAACTTCTTTCCTGCTACTGAGTTTTTCAGTCATAATGCTGATCGTTGTTACTTCTATACTGCTACTCCTAAACATTCAGTTACTATTTTCAAACCTGGAATGAATGATCCTGAAGTTTATGGAAATGTTATTGTAAATGTCCCTGCACCCAGACTGGTTGAAGAAGGTTACATCCTTCCCCCTAAAGTTGTTATCAAACAACTACCACAAGGTGATTACAAACAAACTGACAGTCAGAATCTTATAGAGACTATCGATGACAATTCTCTCAATAAAATTCTGATTGCTGCACGTTCTACTAAGCAAATTATTCGTCTTGTTTCTGACTCTGATTTCACTTTACAATTAGAGAAACGCGGATATAACTGGATGTATATTACTAGCAAGACTGGTGCTATCATCAACGGAAACAAAGTTTCTCGCGATCAATTCTTTAATACATTGAACGCCTGGGGACGTGACAATAAAAAGTTTGTTGTGCTGCACCACTCTATCCTCTCTGAAGGTATGAATGTAAAAGGACTTGAAGCAGTTCTGTTTATGCGTAATATGGATTACATTGGTATCAGTCAGTCTATTGGGCGTGTAATCCGCCTTGGTGGTGCTGACAAAACCTTTGGACTTGTTTGTGTACCAGTTTTTGATAAAGTCGGTGTAGGCACTGCCAGAAGCGTTCAGGCGGTTGTTGATACTGTATTCGAGCAGGGTGAACCTGCAATCTCTGTAATTAGACGATGATGCCATTCATTAAATCATTGTGAAGAACTCTGAAGTTGTCTTCCTCTCAGCACATAACGTGCTATACTAAAACCGTTCACAAAACAAACCATGAAGTGCAAAGTTCAACTTTTCAAAGCAGGAACTGTATTTGAAGAGGTCGTTGTGGCAGTAGATTATTCTGATGCTGCAAAAGTCGCACTTGCCCGTAATCCCGGTGCAACTGTTATGAGTGTCAACGCTGTATTTTGATGAGTTTCCTTAAACCACACGTTCCTTTTCCAACTATTCTTGATCCTAAACCTAAAAGTCCTTCAGGATTTTGCACTACTAATGATGGAATTTGGGCGGCAGTCCCATGTGGTAAGAAGTTCATGATTATACATAATGGGTGTCAGGTAAAGACATTCAACACATACAAACAGTCTGTTGATTTTATCAACAATCAAAAGAAAACCCTTAAAAAGAAGTCACGCAAATGACCGATAAAAATGAAAAAAGGCGAGATGCCCTTGGTCTTTTCTATGAAAGTGTTCTAAAACCAGATCATCAACTTCGCCAATGCGCTCACAATCAAGAGTGTTTTAATGAACTGATGGAGTGGCGGCAAGAGGTAATTAGATATTTGGATGAGCGTAGGTTGCAGGAATTTCATTGATGAATGTAACCCAATTCATACTTTTAGGTTTTTTTACGGCAGTAGCATACTTAATCTTTATTGATGAAAGTATTGCTGCTGCTTTTGTATATGTTTTTAAGTTAGTAATTACCAACATTAAACGCCACTGGTGGTGGTTGACTAACAATCCAAAGAATCCTGTGGTAAAATATCTAATATACCGTCGTTCTTTGCGAATTGCTAAGGAATTGATGGTAGAAATAAATAAAGATAAAGAGACATAAACTTATGTTATCTACTGCGTACCGCCTTCGTCTTGAATCTATTTGCCGTTGTATTGCAAACAATGAGGAAGTTCCTCTGGAGGATATGATCTGGGCAGAAAAACTTGCTAAAGCACATACTCTCGCTAGAGATTGGTTGAATAAAGCACGTCGCCAGGCATCACAAGATATTGAAGAGGGTAGTATGGATGATTTTATGAATAGGATGGGATTAGGTGATCCCGACCCATCCAATTACAAAACGGGGTTTGATGGTGCTGATGAAATTGTAGATTGGTTCCAACGTGATAAACCTGATGATTGGAGGCAACGTGACTGAAAAGATTACTCCTGAAACATATGAGAAGATGAATGAAGAATTCATCGAAGAAGGTCTTGCTTTTAGGATTATAGTTCCTACTCAAGAACAAATTGACGATTGGATTGAAAGGAGTAATTATGCTAACTAATTGTACCGTTACTGATAAA